ACCTGATCGGGGCGTACGCCAAAAGCAGCACCTCTATCCTTCGGCAGCTTGTCGATGCCGGCACCCTTTCAAACCTGCCGGGGGGCTTCAAAGCTCGGGGGATGAGGGTCAAAGGCGACGATACGCCGATCTCTCCGGGAGAGTGGCGCGACGTGGACGTGCCCAGTGGCGCGATCCGTGACAACCTGTTGCCCCTGCCGTACAAAGAGCCAAGCCAAGTTCTGGCTGGGCTGATGGACAAGATCATCGAGGAAGGTCGTCGGTTTGCGAACACGGCGGATCTTCAGATCAGCGACATGTCGAGTCAGGCTCCGGTAGGCACCACGCTGGCTATTTTGGAAAGGACATTGAAAACGATGTCCGCCGTGCAGGCGCGGATCCATTACTCGATGAAACAGGAGCTAAAACTCCTGAAGGACATCATTGCCGCCTACACGCCAGAGGACTACAGCTACGAGCCCGAGGTGGGCGACCGACGGGCGAAGAAGTCGGATTACGACGATGTCGATGTCATTCCGATCAGTGATCCCAACGCCAGCACGATGGCGCAGAAGATCGTCCAGTACCAAGCGGTCCTGCAGTTGGCTCAAGCCGCTCCACAGATCTACAACATGCCCTTGCTGCACCGCCAGATGTTGGACGTGTTGGGAATTAAAAACGCTGAAAAGCTGATTCCGCTGGATGATGATCAGAAGCCGACCGATCCAGTCACTGAGAACCAGAACGTACTGATGATGAAGCCGGTCAAAGCGTTCATGTATCAGGATCATCAAGCGCATATCACCGTGCACATGGCAGCGATGCAGGATCCGAAGATTCAGGCGCTCTTGCAGAACAATCCGTCTGCACCGCAGCTGATGCAGGCTATGCTGGCGCATATTAACGAGCATCTGGGCTTTGAGTATCGCAAGCAGATCGAGCAGCAGATGGGTATGGCGCTGCCTCCGCAGAAAGACGAGTCGGGCGAGGACGTGAACATGGACCCGCAGGTCGAGGCCCAGTTGGCTCCGATGCTGGCGCAGGCTGCACAACGGCTGTTGCAGCAGAACCAACAACAAGCGGCGCAGCAGAAAGCTCAACAGCAGGCACAGGATCCGCTGGTGCAGATGCAAATGCAGGAGCTTCAAATCAAAGCGCAGGAACAGCAACGCAAAGCAGCAAAAGATCAGGCAGACAACGCACTTCGACAGCAGCAGTTGCAGCTTGAACGCGAGCGTATGACAGCGCAGCAAGCCGTGGAAAATCAGAAAACACAGGTTGACGCGCTCAAAACAGTGGCGCAGCTGAAGAATTCTGAAATGCAAAACAGCCGACGTATTAACGTCGATGCGCTGAAACATGTGGCGGACATGAATGTTGAGCGTGAGTTGCGAGCAATGCAGGAGCGCATGCGCTCTAGGCAAGAACGCAAAAGGGGTTAATTAAATGGACGCTTTTGAAGTCTTGATTCAGCAAACTGACGAAAAGGTTGCGCAGCTCAAAGACCATTTGGCTGACGGAAAAGCGTCCAGCTTTGAAGAGTACAAAAGATTGTGTGGGGAGATTCGAGGTCTGCTCCTTGCGCGTGGTTACGTCATAGACCTTCAACAAAAAATGGAGTACGCGGATGAGTGATATTTTGCTGGCTACAAACCCCAGCAGCCCACAAGTAGTCGGTGTTTATCAACCCGACGCGACAGCGGAAGAGAAAGCAACTCAGCTTCCTCAGCCTTCTGGTTACCGCATTCTTTGCGCGGTTCCGGATGTGGACAAGGAGTTTGAAAGCGGACTCGTCAAATCTGACGAAACTATTCGGATGGAGGAAACACTGACTACGGTGTTATTTGTAGTCGATCTCGGTCCGGACTGTTACAAAGACCCCGCACGCTTTCCCACAGGCCCGTGGTGCAAGAAAGGTGATTTTATATTGGTTCGCCCGTATTCAGGATCCCGTCTTGTCATTCACGGTCGAGAGTTCCGGCTCATCAACGATGACTCGGTTGAAGGCGTGGTTCAAGATCCACGCGGCATTCGACGCAAATAAGAGGAGCACAAAATGCCTCAAATGGAACAGGAAGAGTTTCAATTCCCCGACGAAGTAGAGTCCAAAAAGGAAGGCGACGCAAACGCGTCTTCCAAAATCGAAATTGAAATTGAGGACGATACGCCCGAAGAAGATCGCGGTCGTACGCCATTGCCCAAGCCGTTAGTAGAAGAGCTTGAGCAAGACGAGTTGGAGGATTACGACGAAAAAGTCAAAACCAAATTTAAGCAAATGCGAAAAGTTTGGCATGACGAGCGTCGTGAAAAAGAATCCGCTCTTCGAGAGCAGCAGGAAGCGGTTGCTTTGGCGCAGCGTTTGTTGGAAGAAAACAAACGTATCAAAAGCATCTTGGTGACGGGCGAGAAAGAATACGTTGCTACGGCGCAGCATGCTGCAGAGATGGAACTCAATGCAGCTAAACAGGCGCTTAAACAGGCCCATGAAGAGTTTGATGCTGAAAAGATTGTAGAGGCGCAGCAAGCGTTGCAGGCTGCAAACTTCAAACTCATGCAGGCAAAGAGTTTTAGACTACCCCCTTTACAAGAGGATGAAACTGCGGTACAAAGTACGCAATCGGTTCAGCAACCCGTTGCACGCCCCGATACTAAGGCTCTAGCGTGGCAAGAACGTAATCCTTGGTTTGGGTCGAATAAAGGGATGACTGCATACGCTCTTGGGCTCCATGCTGAGCTTGAAGAAGGCGGTGTGGCTGTTGGATCGGAACAGTATTATTCCGAATTGGACAAAACGCTTCGGAAAAGATTCCCGGATTTTTTCGGGGTTGAGGATGTTAGGCCCGCTCAAAAAGCGAAAGCCAACACCGTAGTAGCTCCGGCAACGCGCAGCACGTCTTCAAATAAGATCAAGCTGAAAGCGAGTCAAGTCCAGCTGGCAAAGAAGTTGGGACTCACGCCGGAACAATACGCACGGGAACTGTTGAAAATGGAGGCTCAAAATGGCTGAAAGTCGCACGCCCCGTGAGATCGAAACGCGGGAATCCAAGGCTCGCCCCAAGCAGTGGCAGCAGCCCGAATCTCTTCCCGAGCCGGACAAAATGCCGGGATATTCGTATCGTTGGATTCGTGTTTCGACGCTTAACACAGCGGACCCTCGTAACCTGTCCGGAAAACTTCGGGAAGGTTGGGAGCCAGTGCCTGTGGAAGAGCAACCCAAATTTCGACTGCTAGTCGATCCCGCATCGCGTTTTAAGGACAACATCGAGATCGGCGGTTTGTTGCTTTGCAAGACCCCAGTTGAGTTTGTTCAGCAGCGTACTGCGCATTTTGACAGGCAAGCTGCAGGACAGATGGAGTCTGTAGACAACAATCTGATGCGTCAAAGTGACCCGAGGATGCCGCTCTTTAAGGAGCGTAAGTCTTCGACGAGCTTTGGCAAAGGCACTTAACTTTTAGGAGTCAAACATGGCTTACCCCTCTGTTGACGCTCCCTACGGTTTTCGTCCTATTAATGAGCTGAACGGACTACCGTACGCTGGAGCTACCCGACAGTTCCCGATTGCTCGAAGCTACAACACCGCTATTTTTTACGGCGACTTGGTGCAGCTGACGACTGACGGAACTTTGATCAAGACCTCTTACTCTGCCGCTAGCAGCCCGACTTCGGTTATCGCTGGTTTGGTGGGTGTGTTTGTGGGTTGTTCGTACACCAGCCCGTCGACCGGCCAGAAGTTGTTTGCGCAGTACTATCCGGCGAGCACCGCTGCCAATGACATCGTTGCCTACGTTGTGGACGATCCGTCCGCAGTGTTCAAGGTGGTGATGGTTGGGCAGACCTCGTCTGAGAGCAATACCGCTTCGGCAGTTGGCTACGCCAATCAGTCGTTTGTTGGAACCAACGTGTATGCGGTGACCGGCGTTGCTGGTAGCGCCACCACGGGCAATTCCAAAATGTCTGTGTCTGGTGACGGTCCGTCCAATGGTACGGGCGCTGTTCGTGTTGCGACCAACTCGTTGCCGTTCCGTGTTGTGGCTATTGTTCCTGAAACGGCTTACTCCGTGACGGGTACGGGCACTTCTTCGAGCACGACCATCACTCTTGATGCTGCTGTGACTGGCCTCCAAGCCGGTATGCAGGTCATCTGCCCGGATGCGTCGGCTGGCGGAAATCCCGGTGACTACAACTACGTCACCAACGTCAACAGTACGACCATCACGGTAGCTAAGACGCTGACCGCCGCCACTGCGGGGACTACGTTTACCTTCGTTGGGTATCCGGAAGTGCTCGTCAAGTGGAACCAAGGCTGGCACAGCTATCAGTTCGCAACGGCGCTTGCCTAAAGGGGAACATAAATGGCTATTTCACGCGCACAACTACTGAAAGAGCTGCTCCCCGGCCTGAACGCGCTGTTCGGTCTGGAGTATGCACGTTACGGCGAAGAGCACAAAGAGATCTACGAAACCGAGACCTCCGAGCGCTCGTTTGAAGAGGAAACCAAGCTGTCAGGCTTT